AAGTTTTAGTGCAAATTAGTTATGCAATAGGATATGATCAACCTACGTCTTTGGTAATTTTTACAGATAAAAAAATAAATGAAAAATTAATGTATAGAGTAAAAGATGAAGTTGATTTATCTCCGTTAGGTATAATCACAAGATTTGGAATAGGTTGCCCAAATCCATTAGATATAAGTACTAATTATGGACATTTTGGTAAACCTCATTTACCATGGGAGCAAGATGGATTATGATAAAAGAATATATTAGAACTATTCCTAACTTTCCTATAGAAGGAATACAATTTAGAGATATTACTAGCCTATTAGAACACCCGCAAATTTATAGTAAATGTATAAATGACTTAGCATTTAATTCATATAGATTTAATCCTAATTGTGTAATAGGTATAGAAAGTAGAGGTTTTATCTTTGGTATATCTTTAGCAAATGAGTTTAAGTTGCCTTTTATACCTGCAAGAAAACCAGGAAAACTGCCTAATGAAACAGTTTGTAAAAGTTATAATCTTGAATATGGTAAAGCAGAGTTGCATTTACAAAAAATATCACCTATACAAGGTAATGTTATTATTATCGACGATCTAATTGCAACAGGCGGTACTGCATTAGCCTGTGCAGAATTAGTACATGAAAACTTTGATATACCTAAAGAGAATATTTTAATTCTGGCTGTGATTGACTTGCCCGATTTTGGAGGAAGTGCTATAATAAAACAAAACGGTTATGATGTTAAAACATTGGTCGAATTTGAAGGCGAATAAAACAATATTAATAGGAGCACCTAGAACTGGTGGCTATTATGTATATGACAAGTTATACGATAGTTCGTATACTAATTTTGACGAAATACTTTTTTGTAAAAACAATGTTGATTGCAAAAAGGTTATAGAAGATAAAATTAATAATTTTAATTTATCATTAAAGTGTGTTGCAAAAGTTATTCCGGGGCAAACACCTTTTGATAAAAAATTTATTAAAAGACAATGTTTTAAGTTGTGTGAAATGGCAGATCAAATAATTTATACCCAGAGAAAAAATACATTTGAACAAGTAATTAGTTATGCAGTAGCAGTAAAACAGTTTGATATAGAAGATGTAACTCCATGGAGAAGAAATAGAAAGGTGTTTAACCAAGAATTACACGACTCTGATCTAGATAAAGCATTTAATACATTAGCAGACTATCATAATCTTGTTACTGAAATATTTAACAAATATCCTTCTAAGGTATTTACATTAGAAGATTTAGAATACAAACCATATCCTAATAGATATATCTATACAGGAAGTTGGACAGTACCATATAATTTTAAAATGCTGGAGAGCAATGGCTAAACAACCACAAATACCGTTAAAAGACATAATGGCCGCTATTGACAAAAAAGACAAAGGCTTTTATAATAGACTTACTGATGATCAGAAAAAGGCATTCAGTGCCTGGATGATGATGAGATATTGTAGCAGTGTTCAAGGAAAAAATGCGGCAAACTATATCTATATGACAAATGAATTAGTAAATTTTCAATTTACAGAAGTTAGCAAACATCCAGAGTTACAATGGTTATTAATGAGTGCATGTGGTAGTGGAAAGGTTGAGTTCCATCCATACATAAAACCACCTAATGCTAAAAAGAAAAAAGATAAAATATTTAATTTTATGAAAGAAAATTTAAAAGGCATCAAAGACGATGATTTAGAAGTTTTAATTTCTGTTAATACCAAAGAAGATTTAAAAACTTTTGCTAAAAAAAGCGGTCATGATGATAAAACTATAAAGGAAATTTTTGGAAAGTAATACTTGTAAATGGTGTGACAAAACGTTCATGAGTGAACGTACTCTTGCGGCTCATATGTGCATTAAAAAAAGACGTTGGGCAGACAAGGATTTAACACATACAAGATTGGCATACAGAGTTTTTCAAATGTTCTATGAATTAAATACTTCAGCAACTAAACCTAAAACACAAGAAGAATTTATTAAAAGTCAATATTATGATGGTTTTGTAAGATTTGGTAGAAGTTGTTTAACAAATGAATATTTAAAACCAGAACAGTTTGCAGAATGGTTAATCAAAAACGGCAAAAAGTTAGCAGACTGGAGTAAAGATAAATTGTATGATGAATATTTGTTATCATATCTTAAAAAAGAACCTGGTATGAAAGCATTAGAACGTACAGTTATATATTTGGCAAAATGGAGTGAAGAAAATAACAAAGACTGGACAAAATATTTTGAAGAAGTATCAACACCCAGAGCAGTGTATGATATTAGAAGTGCAAAAATATCGCCCTGGATGTTATACTTGTGTGATACAGGAGATAAACTTTTAGAAAGATTTAGTGATGAACAGGTAAAAATGATTGAGCACATAATAGATGCAACATTTTGGATGAAATTATTTACACAAAATAAAGAAGAGGTATCTGAAGTAAAAAAAGCATGTTCAATAGCAGGTATATAAATGAAAAAACGAGAAGAAATGTTAGTAATCACAATGGAAGAATGTGGAGAACTCATTCAAGCATGTAGCAAAATGATAAGATTTGACGAACCATGTGATTATAAACAATTACAAGATGAAATCGGCGATGTCATGTGTATGATAGATATACTTAAAAATGGCGGCCTTGTTACTGATGAGCAAATACAAAAACGTATGGCAGTTAAAAAAGAAAAACTAATGAAGTGGAGTTTATTGTTCAGTGAAGATTGATTTTGATGTAGATATCGATATGGCTAACAGAGATGACTTCCTCAAGTTAGTAAATATCACACCTGCAAGTATTGAAAAGGATGGTGAGTTTACTAAACACAATACTGGTGTTTACTTTCAAAATATTCCTAAGTTTCCACTAGAAGGCTACAGCACAATAGATCACAAACAAGCAGAACAAGAAGGTTGGTTTAAGGTAGATTTTCTCAACAACCATGTTTACAAAGATGTTATAGATGAACAGCATTTAGATAAACTTGTAAACATAGAACCCATGTGGGAATTATTTGAACATGAAGAAATTGTAAACCAACTGTTCCATATTGGTAATCATTTTGATATTGTAAAACAACACCCTCCCAAAAGCATAGATCAATTGGCAATGATATTAGCAATGATACGTCCTGGAAAACGTCATTTGGTGGGAAAGGATTGGAAGGATATTGAATTAGATGTTTGGGTGAAACCCAACGATAACAGTTACTTTTTTAAGAAAAGTCACAGTTATGGATATGCCTTAGCAATAATTGTACAATTAAATCTATTAGTTGAATCTTTTAATCGTTGATTTTTCTTACCAGTTGAATTCCTCTTCTTTTGATTCTTTTTCTAATCAAATTTTGAAGACTGGTTGTAGGACCAAACAAAACGTCAACATCTTTCATAACAAATGTTCTTAAAAACGATCTAAAAATTGTCATTTCGTGATGCAGAAAAACATCTATAGGAAGTTGTCTATTCGATTCCCACCACCAAACATCTCCTAATTCTAAAAAATGTTTTTTAATCTTTTCATCAGTCATTCTATCCAAATCATAAAAAGTCATGATAGAATTATCATAGTTAACAACAATACCTATATATTCATCTTCTCCATACTTTATGCCAGTTAGAAACGGATACTTTTCTTGTGTTTGCTGTATAAGTTTGTCTTTGTCCACAAAAGTATTTATATTCTATAATGATAAATATTGTAATATAAAGAGTTCAATTTTATGAGTTATGGTGATAATAAATTATATCTTTACAAGGATTACATTGATTTGGTCATCGATACCAATGGACTATATGTGGATAATAGACCTATGAATAATAGAAAATTAATTGCCCATAAGGGATTAACTAACGAAATATTTTTTAATATAAGAAATAGAGATAGAAAACTACAAAACGTTTTCAGCGAAATTTTAACAGCAACACTGATAAATCCCACAACAAAACGTAGATTTTTTTATAAAGTATTAGAGCATACTAGTGAAGTAGGAATTGCCAAATTGGTTTTAGATGAAGGCGATTTAAGAGATATTTCAGCAGGTCTGTACACTATCTATATTGCTAGAAGAAAATCTGACAGTTTAGATTATCCTATGTTTACAGATCAAAACAGTAACTTAGTATTTCAAATTGAAATATCTGAACAAATAGATCAGTCACCGGTTGATACACAACTATCAACCTCATTTACTCAAACT